TTAGCCCGCCAGCTTGTCCACGCATTCCTTTAGATCTTCCACCCGCCAGACAGAGCATCCATCCCATTTGATCGGCTTTGGGATCGTGCCAGCTCGGACTTGTTCGTAAAACTTGGTCTTGCCAATCGACAGCATTTCGATGGCGTCAGGAGCACGGACCAACAGCCGCTCATTGGCTGGAATAGCTTTCTTGGGCATGTCAGGATTCCTCCACCAAACGCCGCAACTCATAGGGTAATTGTTCCCAAATCTCTGCTGCCGCTTCGGGGTCACGGCTTGTCCGCTCCAAAACCTCAGACAAGCGGTGCAGCATCGTGGCGCTTCGGTCTTCTGACGCTTCCCGTTGGCCTTGTTGCCAAAGATTATCATCCCAAGGCACAAGGCGGGCGCGGGCATCATGGAAGCCAGAATATTGTCCGGTCGGGCTTCCATTTGAACGATACCGCTGATCGACGCCTTCCAGAACGATCTGGCCGTTTTTGTAGACCTTTTCGACCCTGACCTCGCGCAAGTGAAGGCGTCTATTCCAACCCCTATGTCCCTGCAAAATGGCTCGGTCGCCGGGCTTTAGGTTAAGGCTCATCACGCTTCCCTCTTGTCGCTGGCGATGGCGCGCAAAGACGGCATGTCCAGCCGGGACAGGTATCGCCAATCAGGCTTGTCTTTTGCTGTCGCGGGGCGGTTAATTTCAGCCAACAACACCCGCGCCGCCTCTGCCGGGGTGACGGGGGACGTGGTGAGGGCGGAGAGGATGCGGGATTCATAGTCGGCTTGGGCTGCGGCTTTGGCGTCGTCTTCTGTGGTGAATTCCGGCTCGCTTTCATCAGGGTAGGGATATTCGCTCCTCGACCACCGCCAGCGTTCGTCACCCACTTCCGTTACGCAATACGTACAGAAGGGTGTATCCGCTGTGTTCCAAAATTCACCACCCCACTCCAGCAGCTTCACCCCCTGCGGCACCGGCTCGGGGGCTTGGTCGATCAGGTCGAGGATGGCATCACGACACGCCACCGCCGCGTGCATATCGCCGTCGCTTGGCTCGTAACCAAACGCTAGCACAGCAGCATCCGCCGCCGCTCTCAGTCCCGCCACATATCCGGCTTGGTATTGGTCAGTCATGGGGCTTCTCCTGTAGGACGGCGGTGAACTCCTCCGATACTGGTGGGCAAGACATCATCCATGTAGCGTATCGCTGCAATTCATCCTCCAGCCGCTCCACCCTTGCCACCAGTGCGTCACGTTCTGCGGCAATGGCGCGGAGGGTTTCGGCAATGGTGTGTTCGTCGTCAGGCAAAAGTCCGGTCATTTCGCATGGCTGAAAGTTCTGATCGCCCGCGTCCTTCTCAAGCAGCAGTGCCAGCGCCTCTACCGCCTCTGTCGTGGTGTCAGTGGTCATTGGTCTGGTCCTTCTGTGCGAGGGCGCGGATAAGATGTGGGTTTGGGTGCTGCCAAATATCGTTTTCAGGCTGACATCCGGACACATAATTAGCCGCATCCTCTATCCCCCGCTGGGATCCCCGCGCTTCTGCGGCGGCGATCTGGGATTGCAGGGCGGCTTGGGCGTCTTCGGGGGTACGTGAGCGGATGCACACTTCAACCAAATAATGTCCAAATTCCGTATCCAAGGCAGCTTTTTGGATGCTATCTGCCGCCCCAGCCAATTCAGCCGCCACCAGTGCGTTGGCGTGGTCGCGGGCCGCTTCTTCGTGCTTCGCAATGATGCGCTCAATCTGGCGCATGTATTTCCGCCACCAGAAGGCACCGCGCTCTTTCTCGGCGGCGTCATCGAACCAATCGCCATCTGCGTTCGGCCCGGCTCCGTGCAGGAAGTCCACGATTACCGCAACCTCGTCGCGCTCCGGCGCTGTCTTGTCAGTGGTCATCCCGGTCCTCCTCTACAGCAGAGAGGGCGGCGCGGGCGTCATCAACAATCGCTTCCCACGTTGACTGCGGGATAACGACATGCGGTTCGTCATCCACCTCGTCTGGTGGGTAAGATGCGCGGGGGTTAAGGTCCGCTATGAATTGCAGCAGGTCTTCCATCACGTCACCTTTCCAAGAACAAAGCCCAGCCCGATTGCTACGCAAAACGCCAGCACCAGAAGCACCCATTTCAACGCAAACTCCGAGGCGTCCAATTCAAGCGCGGGGCAGTCGTGCGACACAGCCCCGTCAGGGCATCCGCAGTCGGGCCAATTGCATCGGCTCCAATCCGTTTCTGTCGAATGGCACTCATTCATACCCGCGCCTCTAGGACCTTCGGGTCAGGGTCGCGGGGTTTTGGCGGCGGAAGTGGTTTCGCCGTGGAAATGTGCAGCGGCCCTGTCTTTTCGCGCTGCATCAATGTCAGCATATGCTTTGCAAGTTGCAGTGCGGCACGGCGGGTGTCAGCTTGGCCTTCGGGGGTCATACGGAGGGTCATTTCAAGTCTCCCGATAGCCAGTTTCGATAACGACTTGATAACCGCAGTCTCGAACCCCGATCACGGCGGTATTTCCGCTATGTCCGTTGTTCGCCACCCAAACAGGGGTGCGGCGAGACATGGTGAATTCGCCGCCTTTGTAACCATAAAAGGATTTGCCGACCGCATCTTTGAGCATCGCCACGAATTCAGGCAGGTTCATCACCTCTCCGTGGTCAAAGCCGAACGAAAGCGCCAATTCTGCATACACGCCGCGCCAGCTATCCAATCCGCGCGGGATTGCGTATTCGAAGTCAAATACCACATCGGCGTCACCCCCGATGGCCTCGCATTTGTCAATGATTTCACCAAGAGTAAGGCGATCTGATTGAGCCAGCCGCGCCGCTCTATCTGCGGTAATGGCTGCATCAACCCATTCTTGAATGCTCATCCGTCTCATCCTCTCAAAACACCCACGCCACCACGGCGCAGGCTAGTGTTGCGGCCACCAGATAGCGGCGGTTGAATACATCTGCCACGCGGTCACGGCGCATTTGAGCGGCGTTGCGGGCGGTTAGGTAGCGGTGCGCGGCGGGGGTCATTGGGTAGCCCTCTGGCTATCCTCGTGAGCCGTGCCGCCGAAGTTCAGAAGGTCGTAATAGTACTTCAAATAGTCTTCGTCGTTCGACCTTGTTTCGTAATGGTTGAACAAGGTAGCAATTTCGAAAACACGCTGGTCAACATCAGTTACCTCGGATCAGCGATATCCAAAAACCGGATATTCATCCGAAAGGTATCGCTCTATCGCCCGCATTCGTTGCTGGCCGTCGATCAGGTACCCGTCAAAAGGCGAACCCATACGCATGTTTAGTGTGTATGTGCCTAGCGGGACGCCGCGCCATGCGCTTTCGATAAAGCTAATGCACTGTCTGTCAGTCCAGACGAAAGGCCGTTGCCACTCGGGCAGGATCATTCCCATTACCGTCCGCAACCCCTTTGGGTTAGGGAAGCGATCTTCTTTGGTCATCCAGCGCATTGCTGATGACATTGGGCTGTTGAACATGTGGCCCAGTTCAACCCGCTCAGGCATCACTCGAATATCCATCACCCCACCCCCATCAGGATCGGAAACACCACCTGCACCACGACATGCGCGATGGTCAGGCCAATTGCGCCGCTGTTGAATGTGGCGAGGAATGTCTTGTGTGCGTGGGTCATTTCAGCTTACCCCGTGCGGTGCGGAAGGCGGTCTTGGCTACATGAAGTTCAGCCCTTGCCAATTGCCAAGCGGACAAAGCCTTTCCCTTCGGTCCGTGAGCGCCGCCGCGATCCACAGGCAGGTCTTCCCATTTAGATCTAGCGGCAAATTCTACAGTCGCCGCGTCTTCCAACTCATCCGCCTTTTCCAGCGCATCCAGCGCGTCAAGGTAGGCTTGTTCGATGGCGGGCAATCTGGCTATGCGACGGGCCTCTGCGTGGCGGGCAATGTAATCCTCTCCGTTCAGATCGGCAGCCAGCGTTGGGGCTTGGACAGGCAAGCACGGGCCGACAACCTTAACCCATCCAGGTGCGGGTTCATCCGTCTTAACGGTCCACTCGGCCATGCTCATCAGCTTGACCTGCGGCCTTTCCTGGTCCTTCCGAATGTCATCTGCTAGAGTCATTGCTGGCCCTCCGTGTTCGGATGCTCTGGCCACGGCTGCCAAGCGACAGGCGGCTTTGCCTTTGAAAACATGCACCAACGCTCTTCCTTGGGTATCCAGTAGGAGCGGGTGACAACTCCGTCGATTGATGCGGCGATGATGTATTCGCGCTCATGAAATTCAGCGTCAGACTGTGCCTTGCCGACCTTCCGGGTTACGGTCTTGCCGCGCGGGGCTTCGGTTATATCGAAATTCCATGTCATTCCGCTGCAATCCTTTCTTCATGCGCCCGGTCATAGGCAGCGCCCCAAGCCGGGTTTTCTGCAATGGCCGCTTCGGCTGCGATATCCTCGGCCCGGTCCAGTGCGTCCCTGCCGATCACCAGTTCGATCTGATCCCGTGTCAGGCGCAGCCCGTCGATTTCGACCCGCAGCAATTCGATGTGATCCAGCGACCCGCACACCCAAGTCGTGCTGTAGACAGCGCGGCCTACGATGTGACCTGCGTCCCCGTGAAATTCGGCGTCTTCTTCGGTGTAGGTGGTCATCCTTCGTCACCATCGCGAAGCCCGTCAGCCAGTGCCTCAAGCATTTCGGCGGCGCAGCCAGACGCACCCAAGCAATCATCGACAACGCCCATCTGCGATGATCTGACGTTTACGATCCATCCGCCATTTGGTGCGGGAATTAGGGTGATTGGTTCGCCATGCTTGCGCGGCTTGATGTAAGGTTTCTTGCTCATCATCTTGCTCCTTCTGCGTATGCATGGGCCTTTTCGTCACCAGCGGCGATGATCATGGCTTCTTCATCTTTGGCCCATTCATCGAAGCAATCTTGGCAGAGCAACTCCATGTCCTTGCCGCACCCGAGTTCATGCAGGTTATCGAGGCCAGGTATGCGGGTGCAGCGGTCGCAGCAGTTTTCGGTTTCCTGCGCGTCAATATCGTCCATGCAAGAGAAAAGACTCTTGCCGTCAGCGAACAGCCAATGCGGGTCATTGTCTCCGGTGACTTCCTCGGACTGCGCCTGCCATCCGATGCGGGGGCCTTCGTCCCGGATGTGCCACGTCTGATATTTGGTTGTGTAAGTGTACCCGGTGTCTGTCTTGACGGCCTGCATGGCGCGATTGAACGCGGCGGCAGTGGTCTCGGCTACGTGCGGAGGGCAATCAATATCCACACGCTGCATGATGCTGGCGGCGATGGTGAGGGGGCCGTACTTGGTGTGGGCCTCTGTTGCGCCGTACAGGCTTGCCGTGAAACTCGCTTGCTGTTTGCTCATCATCTTGCTCCTTTGGTGGAGCGCCCCCGCAAGGGCGCGGGTGTTAGGCTAGGATCGCGGCCATAAGGCGGTAGTGCCCGGTTAGGTCTACGAACTTCATTGAGTGCTGTTGCGCCTCGTACGGCTTGTCGCGCTCATACGCTTCCGCCATGCCACTAACGCAGGCCTCTGCGTCTTCACTGGATAGGCCAATATCTCGGGCATGGTCATAACCACGCTGGCGTCGCCATGGGGCTATAGGGTGGCCCATCATATCCATGCCGCCAATTGGCTCCGGTTTTACGTGGCATATAAATTCAGCCATCTTCTTCCCTCTCTCAGGTATTGCCATGGGATGGGGCTGCGCTCTGTCAGCCCTCACCGATGGCGGGGGTTAGGCGCTCGGACGGCTTTCCAGCCATTCCGCAATTGCGCTTTCAGGCCATGCGACGACTTTGCCTGTGAGTTTGACCGGGCGAGGAAATTCGCCACGATCCATGAGATTGTAGATGGTTGAGCGCCCCAGGCCGGTGATCTCTTCGACCGCTGCGCGGCGTAGGTGCTTCTCAAGTGCCATGTTCTTCATTCCCCTTTATCCGCGCCGGGATGGCCTGCGGTATGGGGGTGAGTATGTGCTAATTAATTTAGCTGGTCAACTAAAAAATTTAGCAATCCGTTTTAGCGACGCTATGTTGCGTCACAACCGATTCCGGCTATATGCACGTGCGTTAGCAATATTTGGCGCAAGGCAAGGATAACCGACCGCACATCTTGCGGTTTCACGTTTTGGTCCTTGCGTGGTAATGATTAGATGCAGGCAAGGGTCGAGACACGGCAACGCACTCCCCGCCAATAAAAAGACGTGAATTATACTGTTAGTAATTACCGGGGAGGTTTGGCGGATGGCTGATTTGCGGCTTGATTTGCTTATCGATGGTGCAAAGCGCACCGGATTTACCATAGATTATTTAGAGGCGCTAACGCGCGATCTGTCCAACCAGGCATTGCGCAGGGTCATCGGCAGCGCATCGTCTATGCCTTCATACATGAAGTCCAGCGACAACCCGAACGTCTGGCGTAAGGCCAGCGCGCCGTTAAGAGACAGTCGGTGACTGCCAGCTTCCCACAGTGAATATGCTGAGCGCTTCGTATTGATGCGTTCGGCGTAGTCGGCTTGGGAAAGGCCGATCAGTTCGCGGTGCCAGCGGAGCCTTTCGGCTATGTCGGCATAGGGTTTGTCTTCGTCAGCCATGCTTCGGAACATGCCTGTTGAAGAAATTTGGCACAACGTCGATCTGTTGGCTTGACTATGGCTAAATAATTTAGCAGACTGCGGGGCATGAACAAACCTGCTGTCTCCAAAATCATCAGTACCATCGGCGAGGACGTCCTTCGCGCCCGCACGGGATTGTCCGATCACGCGATCCGTCATGCGAAGACAACCGGGGCTTTCGCCGCTGGCTGGTTCGATGAACTTGAACGGATGTGCGTGGAGGCGGGCGTTCCTTGCCCAAGAAGTGCATTCAACTGGAAATCTCCTTCGTCTGACGCCGCCCCCTCTGATCGGAGGGCTGGCTAATGCTCGACAAAGGCTTGCCTCAACAATCACGTGGGCGTGAATTTGCCGACGTTCAAGGTTCACGGGCGGAAAAGATTGTTCCGCCATACACATTTGCCGCCCGCGCATACGCAGCGGCTATGAACCCTGCCACCCCCCGGCAGGGCAGCCATGATGGTCTATCCTCCTCCCGGATCGTCAGGGCACCTATTCGCAGCGGCGAAAAGCACGGGGGTGCTTTTGGTTGCCTGACCCACCTAGGCCAGCGGGTGCCCGCTGTGGATGCTGGCCGTTTTCCCCAAACCGCCAAGAACGCGCCTACCTCGGCAGCGTTCCCCGTTCGGGTGGCGGCAACTGCGGCGGCTGTCTTGCTGGCGGTCGCCGCTTTTTCTTCTGAGGGGGTGCGGTGATGGGGAAAATCGACCTGATCCGTAATCTGACCCCCGAGGAATTGGAGGGGTACGAGGCGACCTACCGTCAGTTTCGCGATCCACTTCCGGGTGAAGTTGCCGCGCTTTCTGAGCGCCGCCGCGAATTGATCCGAGAAGGCAAGGTCAAACCACCCAAGAAAATCAGGAGAAAGGCATGAAGGTCATGGATGTATTGAAGCGCGTCCGCGCCGGAGAGCGCGTCATGGTGAGCCTGACCAAGCGCGAAGGCGCGGGTTGCAAATACCACCTGACGGACGGGACCGAGGTTTCGCCTGATCAGTTCAGCACGATCCGAGAATTCCTTGCGCCGTGCGATGCGGGCTTATTCGATGGCGCTGAGCCTCAAAGCTATGTGTGGGCAGGATAATGACCCGCATCCTCGCCCTTCTCTTGCTGGCAACTCAAGCCACGGCCCAAGACACCCACCAGCTTGAACGCTCCACGACCACCTTAACCGTGTCCGAGCGCAAGGGCGTTGTGGCCGAGGTCCATTTTCTCAACAGCAACAGCGACAAAAACCACGTCACCGAACAATTTACCCTGTCGCTTGGCGGGCTGACGGTCGCCGTTGATATGACGGTTGGCACCGCAGACCCCGACACAATCATCGTTGAAGTCCCTGACGGGCTTATCGCTGTTCCGCGCCGCCTGACCATAGCTGACGGTACGCGCGGCGTGGTGCTGATCATGCCGTTGCAATCGGTGGGGATGTGACATGACATTCCTGACCCGCCTATTCCGCCCCTCACCTGTAGCGCCTGATCTTGAATCTCTACAGGCAGAGTGCAACGCCGCACAGGACGCCCACAACGCCGCTCTAAGCGCTGGCGACACCCGCTTGCAGCACTACACCCGACAACGCCTTACAGCAGCGAAACACGCGCTTCTGGCGGGGGAGTTGGCGGGATGAGCAACCGAAAGACATACGGCGATGAAATGACGCTTGAATGGGTGCGGCTTCGCTGCGCTGGTGAGACGGCAACCGAGATTGCCGCTCGATACAACACGACCTCGCAAGCGGTATCGGTGGCCACCAATCGAGTGCGCCGGGACGACCTGCTGCATTCTGGCGAACGCGCCCGCGACGTTTTGGCGGGGTACTGGACATGAACGCCCTAAGCAAACAAGCGAGCTTCAAGCCGGACTTTGAGCCGTCCAGGCACTTCAAGGGCATGATGCGAGAAATCATCCTTTTGATGGCGGATGGGAAGGTTCGCAGCCTCTATGAAATCACCGCCCACGTATACCGCGACGACGAGGATGGCGGGCCGATTACTGCAGAAAACGTGGTCAAGGTCACGCTCTGCCATAACCGCAAAAAGCTGCGTCAGCTTGGGTGGGAACTGGATGGGCGGAAGGGGCCGGGGAAATACCGCCTTTACCCGACCAAAGCGGCCCAGAAATGACCCAGACATGGAAACCAATCGGAGCGATAGCCGCGAAGCTTGTCGCCGCAAAGACACAGGAAGGCCAGAGCAATGGGCGATCTGAGTTACATCAACCCGAACGGGCAAGCGCCGGAACAGGTGGCGCTGCAGGAAGCCAAGCAGCCGCACAGCATCGAAGCGGAGCAACAGCTTTTGGGGGCGCTTCTGACGAATAACGGCAACCTGTCGCGGGTGGCTAACATCATCGAACCGTCCGATTTCTACGAACCGACACACCAAGCGATTTACGAAGTCATCATCGGCAAAGTGGACCGCGATGAACTGGCCACGCCTGTCACACTCAAGGCGACACTGTCAGCGCATGCTGGCCTGAACGAACTTGGCGCGGGGTATCTCGCGCGTTTGGCCGGGGCGGCGATTTCCACGAGCGCGGTTGCTGACTACGCCAAAATCATCGCGGACATGTCCCGTAAGCGCCAAGCGTTGGAATTTCTGCAGCAAGCTTCTGACGCACTGGTTCATGGTGCAGAGGCAACCGGGGATATTATGGGGCGTCTAGAGGATGCCGTTGTGTCCCTGCGGCCCTCTGACAGCCGCCTTCGGCCCGTGTCGATGCTTTCGGCGGTCACAGGTGCGGTTGAGCACATCAACGCGGCATATCACGGCGAAAGCGTCCCGGCGATCATCAGCCCCTTCAATGCGCTCTACAACGTCATGCCCTATGCCCGCGCCGGAGATATGATGGTCTTGGGCGGTCGCCCCTCTATGGGTAAATCAGCTCTAGCCATCAGCTATGCAACTGCAGCGGCCCGCGCGGGGCATCCTGTCGTCATGGCGTCCCGTGAAATGCTGGCAGAGGACGTGGCGATGCGCGTCATGTCTGAGGCCACCAGCGAAGCCGGAAACGCTGTAGCATATACCAACATGTCATCCGGGGCGCTGGATCAACGGGCGTTTCGGCAGACCGTGGAATCCGCAAAATCGCTGCAGGATATGCCTTTCTACATATTGCCGCCAGATTTTCGAACCGTGGGGTCGGTAACAGCGGGCGTAAAGCAAGCCATTCGCACGATGGGCATGGACAACGGTAAAATCCCGTTAATCGTGATCGACTACATCAGCCTTTTGGATGGAAACGGGCGCGACCTGCGGGAACAGATCACCGATGTATCCAAGAAGGTAAAGCACCTAGCCATGACCACGGGCGGCGTATGCTTAGCCCTGTCGCAGCTATCGCGGGCCGTAGAACAGCGGCAGGACAAGCGCCCCATGCTTTCCGACCTCCGGGAAACAGGCCAGATCGAACAAGACGCAGACGCCGTTTTGTTCTGTTACCGCGATGAATACTACATCGAACGCGAAAGACCGGAGGATGGTAAAGAGGCTGCGTTAGAGGACTGGCAGAATCGCCTGGAAAAGTCGCGCGGCAAGCTTGAACTGATAGTTGCCAAGCAGAGACGCGGGCCAATCGGCACGGCGCATCTGAACTTCGCCGCTGCGTTCAACCGGGTGTGGGAGTACTGACGATGAGTGTTCACGTCATGTCGCATGTCTGGAAACACGGTCCTGCAGATCGGTCCGAACTTCTGATCCTCCTCGCGTTGGCCGATTTTTCGGACGATGACGGGTACTGCTGGCCGTCGATGGAAGCGGTCGCCAAGAAGGCCAGAATGGGCGAACGCGGGGCGCAAAAGGTGGTCCGCAGATTGCAAGAAACCGGGTGGATTTCCGTCCAGACCGGAGGCGGTCGCCACGGGTGCAACAACTACCAAATCAACCTCAAAAAACCCGAACAAGAAACACCGAACCCCGTTCACCCCGAACCCCGTTCACCCCGAACGGGAGTGCAAAAACCCCGAACCAGAGTGCAAGAAACCCCGAACGGCGGTTCACCCGAACCGTCAGGAACCATCAAAGAACCGTCAGAACGCGCGAAGGTGCGTGATGTTCTTTGTGAAGTTGCGGGTGATGAGGCGGTGGCCAGCTTCATGGCATATCGTAGCAAGCAGAAGGGCAAGGCGATGACCCTGACCGGAGCGAAGCGTCTGGCAAACCACCTTCAAAAGATCAAAGTTTCCGGCGGCGATGCTGATGACGCCTTAGCGCTGGCAGAGGAGCGCGGCTGGCAATCCGTCGAGCCGGGCTGGTACTTCCGAGAGACAGCCAAATCAGAGCGCCATATTTCGCAGCAATCCGGCAAGACCGTTCCGCGTGACGACTGGAAAACGGGGTCAACGATGGCACCAGCTGCCCCACCACCACCACCACGGCGAAACCTGCAGAATTGAGGATTAACCGACCGACGCGGGCTGTCCCCCGCGCCGATCACATCACCCACGGCTGAAAGGAGCCAAAGATGACAAAGCAAGAGTTTATAGACCACGGGATGAGCCGACAAGCGGTTGCGGCTGCTGAATTGGTTCGGGCGCTGAATGACGACGACCCAGACCTGATCCACGACACAGTGGAGGGCGAAACAGACTTTTTCGAAGCGGTACAACGGGCGCTGGACGAAATCGCAGAGTGTGAAATCGTTCAGTCTGGTTGTGCAGACATGAAGCAGCGACTTTCGGATCGCGAGACGCGGGCCAAAAATCGCGCCGATAAGTTGCGCGGGCTGATCGACCAAGCTTTTCAGCTTGCCGAAGTCACGTCGCACAAATTCCCCACGGCAACGATCACGACAAAGCGCGTACCGCCCAAGTTGATTGTCACGGACGAAGCTGCAATCCCAGCCCGCTTCTACGCGCCACAGCCGCCAAAGCTGGACAAGAAGGCGCTGGCTGATGCGCTCAAGTCGGGAGGCCCAATTGAAGGCGCGGAAATGAGCAACGGCGGCACAACCATTCAAATTCGGAGGGCATGATATGGGACTTCCTGACTTCACCCCGGCACAGCTTACGACCATCAAGAACACGGTCGCGAAGGACACTAATGCGCTTGAGTTCGACCTATTCATGAACGCGGCGCGGTCTTATGGTTTAGACCCGTTCCGTAAGCAGATCAGCGCGATTGTTTTTAGTAAGAACGATCCGAGGAAACGGCAAATGGCCATCATCGTCGGGCGTGACGGCCTACGGTCAATCGCTGCGCGGTGTGGTGACTATCGGCCTGCATCCGGCCCCGCTCAGATCGTCTACGACGAAGCGGCCAAGTCCAGCGTTAACCCGAAAGGTATCGTTTCTGTCGGCGTAACCCTGTTTAAGCAGGACAATCGCGGCGAGTGGCACCCTGTATACGGCGAAGCCTTTTGGGATGAGTTCGCGCCTATTAAGGACGAATGGGCATACGACCAAGAGGCGGGCCAGAGGAAACCAACGGGCAAGCAAACGGTAGACGGTAATTGGTCAAAGATGCCGATTGTCATGCTGACCAAGTGTGCCGAGGGGCAGGCGCTTCGCGCGGGGTGGCCCGACCAGTTCGGCAATCTCTACGCCGAAGAGGAAATGCAGGCCCATACGACCAAGGACATCACCCCTAGCGACGAAATTGCACGTGAGGCCGCGCACCGCCGGGAAAACGCTATCGGCGGCAAAGGCATCATGATGGTGATGGATCAATCGGGCGTAATGGAGCGGATCAAAATCGGTGAGGTAGCGGACCGATGCGCCGAGTTCATCAAGAACAACGACCCAGAAGAGGTTTATCGTTGGTCGATCCAGAACCGGGAACCGCTGCGCGAATTTTGGACGGCGGAACCGAATGATGCGCTTGAGGTCAAGAAAGCCATTGAAGCCAAGACCTCCGCCGTTGGCAAGGATCAGGCGGCATGACTGACGAAGGCCGCAAATTCATTCTGGGGCGTCTATCCGATGCCCCAGACATTCGGTCGCTACGCAAAGTCTGGGACAGCTTGGGCCACGAATACGCCCGCGACCCGAAAATCGCAGCGCATAAGGACCAGCTCAAGGCGCAGTTTGAGAAAGAGGGGCAGAGGGTATGACACAGACCGTTATCCTGGCAGGCGACCGCCAGCGTAGACTTGCCCATGCATTGATTGACCGCGCCCCGTGGGATGCAGTTGTGAAGATCTCCGAAGCCAAGCGGACCGATGATCAGAACGCCAAAATGTGGGCCATGCTGTCGGACGTGTCCCGCGCCAAGCCGCAAGGACGGATGCACACCGCAGAAGTTTGGAAGCAGCTTTTCATGCAGGCGTGTGGCCACGAATGCCAGTTTGAAATGGGGCTGGACGGAAAGCCCTTCCCGACCGGGTTTCGATCATCGCGGCTTAGCAAGGCTCAGATGGCCGATCTGATAACGTTTATCCTGCAATATGGCGATGCCAACGGGGTCGCGTGGTCGAACGAAATGGAGGCCGCATGACCTTCCAAATCAACACAGGACGCGCCCCATTTCAGAAGGGGTAGAAGGTAGCCAAACTATCGGCGGGTAAAGACCCGGATTACATCAAGGCCATCCACGATCTGCCGTGCGCTATCTGTTTTCACTTCGGGATGCATCAGGCCAGCCCTACGCAGGCACACCACACCATTTGCGGGCGCGGCGGAAACCGTAGGACGCCAGACCGACAGGCCATTCCGCTTTGCGAAGGCCATCATCAGGGCGACTTTGATACGTCCAAGGTAGCCATTCATCGCGACCGCGCCTTGTGGGTCGATTGGTTCGGCCCTGACACCGATTTCATCGCATGGACGCAAGACCAGATTGAAAGGGCGCAGGCATGACCGACAAACAAGCCCAAGACCTAACCGCAGCGCAAATGTGCCGCGTGTATGCCGCGTCTGGCATGGCCGTGTCTTTCGCGCCCGACAAGCTTCTGCGCATTGCCGAGGCGATGGATGCATCAAGCAAGATGCTGGATCAGGCTATTGCGACCAAAGAAAAGGCGCGGAAAGATCTTCGCAATGCGTTTCACTGGTACATCGTTTCACTGGTGAACTTCGTGGCGGTTTTGTTGCTGGTGGTGCTGGCATGACCACACTACGCCAAATCCGCGCCGAAGCAGCAGAGCGCCACGGGCTGACGGTGGATGAAATCATGAGCCGCAACGCTCCAACAGAGCGCCGGATAAACGCAGCGCGACAGGAAGCGTGGAGGCTATCGGAGCGCGCCGGATACACCGTGTCGCAAATCGGGCGGCTATGGGGTCGTGACCACAGCACGGTGGCGCACGGGATACGGCAGGCAAAGAAGAGGGCCAGCAAATGACCAACCGCAAGCAAGCATTGCAAGACCTGTTGGCGAAGGTGGAAGCGGGGGATTACGTGTCCACTTTCGAATACAAGGATGCCTTGGGTTCTTGGAAAGAGGCGCACAATGCTAACCACGGCTCCCTAGACGCAGCCAAGAAGCTGCACGAGGCGTTTTTGCCGGGGTGGCACTTCGACATTGCAACTGAAGCAAATGAAAATGGCTTCTACGCCAACTTCAGTAGTCCTGATTGGGATAGCGCGTTCACCTCTTGGGCGGACAACCCCGCCCGCGCATGGCTAATAGCCATCCTCAAAGCCCTTATTTCGGAGGCCAGCGAATGACTGACACACAAGCCCCAGAGCGGATTTGGGTGCAGCACGACACCAAGGACCATTGGGCCGAACTTATGGAACTTGCGGTCATCCCGGCTGAGGGGGTCAGGGCGTCAGCTTTCACCGAATACGTCCTCCGTTCATCCATTCCCCGCGACCTCCTAGAAGCCCAAGAACACATGCGGGCGCTAGAGGCGCAGATCAAGATTTTGCGCGAAGAGCGGGACGCATACGAGGAGGCTTTTGCGTGGGCATACATCGGGGACGGGCTGGACGATCTAGCCATTGAAATGGAAAGGCTGCGCCACCCATTCGCAGCATCCCACGAAATCAACCACGCAACACAGGTGGGTGTCCGCGTCGTCGTCGACAAAATCCGCGCCCGCGCGGCAACCACAGACAAGGAGGGGCGGTGATGGACAAACTAGCGCCATGCCCATTCTGCGGCGGATCAGACCCGAGCGAAGTTTACGCCGACAGGCTGCAAAATGACGGTCGCAGGTGGGCCGTAAGGTGCGATTTCCTCGACTGCATCGTTGAGGGTCCGCATCGCGCCACGAAGCGTGAAGCCATCGCGGCTTGGAATAGCCGGGCGCAAAAGGAGGCCATGTGATGTTCGCATGTCGATTGGATCAATGCCCGCCGGGGCTTTTCATTGCTGGTGATTGCTTAGGCTTCAAGTCCGAATACCGAAACGAGAAAGGCACCTGCGAAGCATACGTTGTCGCGTCCGGTGAATTCTTTTGGGGTGGCGCGAAAACGGCAGAGGATCGGGAAGCCTTAATTGTTACCCCCGTTGAGGTCATGGACGCTTCCGCATTCCGCATCGCCTCACTAGCAGACCTCGACCAATAACAACCACAGGGACAGAGCAGCACCATGGGAAAAGGCGACCGCAGAGGCGGACACAACCGAAAGCAGGGCAAGCGCGAACCGAATGGCCGCTTGTCCAGAACGGCAGAAGCGGTAGCAGAACGGCAGGAAGACGAACGCCGCTCGTTATTCGAGGAAGGGCCAACGCAAACAGTCCTGAAAGCAAGGCGGATGCATCGACGCCCGTTCAAAGAGCCACAGAAGCCCGAGAAATGGCGCGAGAAGCACGCTAAGCCCGTTTCCAAGCAAGAGGTGCGGGAAAAGCGCTTGGACGCTGTAGGGTCCGTCCTAGGGCGTCTCTGGGCTGATAAGCACATCACCGACCAACAGCTTGCAGCGGGACAGGACTATTGCCAGCGGTATCTGCGGTATTCGTCCCTAAACGGTTTGCCCCGCGTCACGCCCAAGATTGGCAATTACGGCGCAGTCTCAGGCGGAACCAGACCCGACCGGATCAAGGCGGCAATCGCGGCAAAGGCGGAACACTTCACCGACCAACGCATTCTGCGCAAATGCAGCGCCGGGACGCTCTGGGCCATGAAGCGGGCATGTGTAGCGGATGAGGCTGCGCCTATCCACCTTATCCGCGAAGGACTTCAAGCCCTAGTGGCGAATGGCCGTTGACAACATACGGGCCGTCAGGCAAAATATAATCGCACGCGATTTTGCGCCCCGCCGGATGGTTGGGGCGTTTCTTATTCAGCGGATCGGCAGGCGTCAGAAATCATCTCTGCATATCGACGCCAAGGCGAAACACCTAAGCGGCCCATGTCGCGTCGCATCTCATTCAGGGCGTATCTTTGATCGTTAGGCACTTCGTCTGTAACCCGAAGGTCTTTGGCGTTGTCCGCCTCTTGCTCCAGTGTAACCACTAACGCCCACACGCGGGCCATTTCATCCGCACACTCGAATGGAACGCGGTTCTTGTTCTCTGCCCCGACAGGCAGGCCAGCACATAGCAGGGTGACAATCAAAGCGTATCGCATGGGGAATCCTCTATTGGCATTCCTGATACGTAAGCACAGCGACACAACATCGCCAACCCCAAGGGCCAGCGTAGACAGTGACAGGATGGCGTGGGCAGCAAGGCACCAGACAAGAGCGCGGATACGGGGCAGACTGGCAGCGGGCGCGGGCGCAGGCCCTCAAGCGCGACAACTACCTTTGCCGACCATGCGTGAAGCAAGGCAGGATCACCGAAGCAAAGGCGGTAGATCACATCAAGCCCAAGTCCCAGGGCGGCACGAATGAGCAGTCAAACCTGCAATCCATTTGCGATGACTGCCACGCCACCAAGACACAGGCGGAGGCGCTAGAGGCGCGAGGCATCAAGCCGAGGCCGGGTTACGATGCAGGCGGCAAGCCAGTATGGGACTAACGGGGGGGTAGGTCAAAGTTGATGACCTATTTGGGCAGAACCGGCGGCTTCCCATTCCTTCGTGCGCTAACACAGAAAAACGAGGTCCCAAGTGGCAAAGAAACCCAGAATTGACACAACGGCGGGCGCTATTGAGGTTGCAAGGGCATCTCAAAAGCAGATCGAGCCGCCGTCGAATATGCCTCTTACGTTAGAAGACCTGCCATTCTTTTCCAGCGTGATTGATGAGTTCGCGCGGTCGGAGTGGACAGCGCACCAGCTTGAGCTTGCGGCGATGCTGGCAAAAAAAATGCGGCTTCTGCGGGATGAGTTGGAAACCCTTGAGGAAGAGGGTTTTTCCCTGATCACTGAAAAAGGGTCTCCCTGCCAAAATCCCCGTCTTGGCGGGGTTCGGATGCTGGATACCTCGATCATGGCCACGCGGCGCACCCTGTCGCTTCACGCGCGCGCGCAAGGCGGTGAGGCGCGAGACGTTGGCAAGCGGCGGTCGCAGGCGAAAGAGTTTGAGGCCGATCTTGATGGGGATGACCTGTTGGCGAGGCCAAATTGACCCGAGGCGAGAAGGTTATAGCCTTTATTGAGCGGTACTGCTTGACGCCGGAAGGCAAGCATGTCGGCAAGCCGCTCAAGTTGTTGGAGTTCCAGAAGCGGTTCATCTGCGATGTTTATGACAACCCCGAAGGGACGGGGCGGGCATACTTAAGTATCGCCAGAAAGAATGGGAAAAGTGCGATAATTGCCGCAATCGCGCTGGCGCACATCGTCGGGCCGGAGGCGAGGCAGAACAGCCAGATCATCAGCGGGGCGCGGTCCCGCGAACAAGCATCCTTGGTCTTTAAGCTGATGCAAAAGATGATCGGCCTTTCGCCTGAATTGCGGTCAAAGAAAATCACGCGGATCACGCCTTCGCAAAAGATGATCACGGGCGTTCAAATGAACGTCGAATACCGGGCTATTTCGGCGGAAGCGGGAACGGCACATGGACTTTCCCCAGTGTTGGCGATCTTGGATGAGGTGGGGCAGATCAAAGGCCCGACTGATGATTTCGTCGAGGCGATCACGACTTCGCAGGGCGCTCACGACAACCCGCTCTTGATTGCGATTTCTACGCAGGCACCAACGGACAATGACCTGTTTTCGCGCTGGCTGGATGATGCGGAGAGCAGCCAAAGCCCGCGCATTGTAAGTCACGTCTACAGCGCACCGGAGGACTGCGACCTACTGGACCGCGAAGCGTGGAAAGCGGCGAACCCAGCAATGGGAGAGTTTCGGTCGGTTTCCGATCTTGAGGATATGGCGGCAACGGCAGATCGGTTGCCTTCCGAGGAAAATAGCTTCCGCTGGCTGTACTTGAACCAGAGGATTGAGGCGACAGCGCCGTTTATCAGTAAGAAGCTCTGGGACACATGCGCGGGGCAGCTATTGCCACTTGAAGATGGCGCAACGCTATATGCGGGGCTTGACCTCTCTGAGGTGAACGACCTTACCGCCTTTGTGGCGGTGACACCCGTAACAGATGAACTATTAGCCCCGGTCGAAACAGCGTGGCACGTCCACCCGACATTCTGGCTTCCCGGTGTCGGGCTTCGGGAAAAGGCTAAGGCTGATCGGGTTCCGTATGACCTTTGGCAGAAGCAAGGGTTTCTTGAGGCAACGCCCGGATCGACTGTTGATTATGAATTTGTCGCGGCGTTCCTGTTCGAAGCATCGCAGCGATACGACATTCGCAAAATCGCCTTTGACCGTTGGAACTTTCGGCACCTTCGGCCTTGGTTGTTGAAGGCTGGGTTCACCGAAGAACAGGTTGACGGTGATAGCGCGATATTTGAGCCGATGGGACAGGGCTATCAAAGCATGTCTCCGGCGCTCCGGGATTTGGAAAGCGCTTTTCTGAATGGGTCGATTGTTCATGGCGATCATCCCGTTTTGGAAAGCTGTGCACGAAACGCAGTGGTTGACCGCGATCCAGCGGGAAACCGTAAGCTGGCGAAGAACAAGAGCAGGGGCCGTATTGACGGCATGGTTGCGCTGGCAATGGCTATGAGTGTTGCCGGGACGTGGGAAGCTGGCGGCGGCGGTCCTTCTGTTTACCAAACGCGCGGCGTTCTGACCCTATGAAGGGGACTACATGGGAATTTTAGGTTGGCTGCGAGGCCCACGGGCGGCTGTCCAATCTGCGGGCGGCGGTGACGTAATCACCACGTCTGATGAGTTGGCGACGGCTATTCGCGCGGCGTCTATGGGGTCAGCGTCTGGCATGGTTGTCACGCCTGACACGGCGATGCGGGTTGCGGCGGTTTATGCGTGTGTCAGGCTTATTTCTGGTGCGGTGGCAAACCTTCCTTTGCACGTAAAGCGCCGTGTGGATGCGGTAACGCGGGAAGACCTATCGAGCAGCGAAATTTGGTCTGTCCTGCGCCGGAAGCCGAACGGCTGGCAAACGCCGTCGCAGTTCAAGCGGATGATGCAGGCGCACATTCTGCTTCGCGGTAATGCTTATGCGCAGATTGTCCGGTCGCGCGGTAAGGTTTTGGCTTTGAACCCGCTGAATCCAGACCGGATGGAGGTCACGCAAACCGACGCGCTGGAACTGGCCTACGAATACACGCGGCGCGACGGTCGGAAGGTCAAGATGCAGGCGAATGAGGTCATGCACCTTGTTGGGCTGACACTGGATGGCGTGACGGGCGTTTCTGCGATTACCTACGCCCGTGAGACCATTGGCCTAAGTCTTGCCCAAGAACACCACGGCGCGACAACGTTCAAAAATGGGGCGCGTCCAAGTTCTGTTCTAAGCCACCCCGGCAAGTTAGGCCCCGAAGGAATGGAAAACTTGCGGGCAAGCCTGAATGCTTACCGCTCTGGTGGGGAAAAAGAAGGTCAGGCGCTTATCCTTGAGGAAGGAATGAGCGTCGATCAAATGTCGATGACGGCAGAAGACGCGCAATGGATTGAAGGCCGCGAGTTTTCGCGGACTGACATTGCGATGTTCTTTGGCGTTCCGCCGCACATGATCGGGGACACCAAGAAAAGCACAAGCTGGGGTAGCGGGATTGAACAGCAATCCATCGGATTTGTGACCTACACGCTGGAAGACCACCTGACGACTTGGGAAGAGACGATCAACCGCGACCTTATCGCAGAAGAAGACGTTTACGCCCGCTTTAACCGTCGCGCCCTTGTTCGCGGCGACATCAAAACCCGTTGGGAAGCTTATGTGAAGGCGATGCAGTGGGGTGTCTACAGCCCCGATGATGTTCGCGCCTTGGAAGACGAGAACCCGCGCCCAGATGGCGGCGGCGGCGTTTACTACGACCCACCGAACACGGCGGGCGGGCAGGAAGGAGAGGCCGATGAGCCTGAAGACACTCCCCAAGATTAAGGGCCTACAGGAGCCGCAGGGTTATTCGTGGGACGTTCCGTCTGACGCTTTGGCGCGGTGGTCTGAGACGGTCGCGGCTGCACCCGAAAGAGCCAACACGATCACGATTTACGACGCCATTGGCGAAGATCCTTGGGATGGGTCTGGCTTTACAGCAAAGCGGATGAATGCGGCGCTGCGGTCCATTGGCCCGAAAGATGTAACGGTGATGATCAACAGCCCCGGCGGATCGGTCTTCGAGGGCTTCGCGATTTACAACGAATTGGCCGCACACCCCGCAAAAGTAACGGTCGAGGTCATGGGTATTGCGGCAAGTGCGGCGGCATACATCACGATGGCCGGGGATGAGGTCAAGATGGGCCTAGGGACGTTCATCATGGTCCACAACGCCTGGGGTGGCGTGATCGGAAATCGCAACGATTTGGCGGAAGCAATCACGGTCTTGGAGCGGATCGACAATGCGCAAATCGACATTTTCGAGGCGCGAACCGGGTTGAAGCGCGAAGAAATAGAAGCCCTGATGAATGCCGAAACCTTCCTGACGGCCCGTGATGCAGTTGAAAAGGGTTTCGCTGACGATGTGTTCAACGTGCCGGATGCGGAGCCGATGGCCAAGGCCCGCCCCGACATTGCGGCTAAAAACAAACTGGATGCGCTACTTGCGCAATCTGGCGTCCCGCGCTCTGAGCGCCGCCGGATGCTCAAGGAAGCGACGGGGGGCAAGCAGGACGCTGCCCCAACGGCTAAGCATGACGCTGGCCTTCATGAAGCCCTGAGCGGGCTTATCGCAACTCTGCGTACATAGGAGGTCACAATGACCCACGTAGACCACGCCCGCTTTCGCGGGCTTTCTGGCGTTCGCGCCGACGCTTCCGATCCGAAGGCGCTGATCGGTGAACTCAACAAGGCTTGGGAAGCGTTCAAAGCCGACCACACCAAGGAAATCTCGGACATCAAGGCCGGACTGGCTGATGTTGTGCAGACCGAAAAGGTTGACCGTATCAACGCGGACATTACCGAACTCGGCAAGCAACTGGACGAGGCGAACAAGGCCATTTCCGCGCTGAAAGTCGGCGGTTCCGGCGGTGACAATGACCCGGCGGTTTCGGATCATGCTGCGGCTTTCAATGCATGGTTCCGCAAGGGTGATCGCGCGATTGACGCTGACCTTCGCGACCTTGAAGTGAAAGCGGCTCTGACCACGGACAAAGACGATGACGGCGGCTATCTGGTCCCCGAAGAAATGTCCAACACCATCGACCGCGTTGTCGGCACGGTTTCGATTATGCGCGAAATGGCCACGGTCATGCAGATCGGCACCGACACCTACAAGAAGCTGGTGAACCAAGGCGGCACCGGATCGGGCTGGGTTGGGGAACGCGAGGAGCGCCCCGAAACCGCAACGCCGACGCTGCGCGAACTCGTTTTCAACGCTCAAGAGTTGTACGCCAACCCGGCGACGACGCAGCGCGCGCTTGATGATGCGCGTTTGGACATCGCTTCTTGGCTGGCAAACGAGGTTTCGATTGAGTTTGCGGAGCAAGAGGGTGCGGCCTTCGTTTCGGGTGACGGCGTGAACAAGCCGCGCGGCATCCTTGGTTACGATACCGTGGCCAATGCTTCGTACACTTGGGGCAAGGTTGGCTTCGCCAAGACTGGTGTTGCCGCTGCGCTGACGGACGGTTCGAACAACGGTTCGGATGCGATGATCAGCCTGTACTATGCGCTGAAACAGCAGTACCGGAACGGCGCTTCTTTCCTGATGTCCGACGCGACGATGGAAACCGTGCGGAAGTTCAAGGATGGTGACGGCACTTACCTGTGGTCCCCGGCGACCGCTGGTGGTGAGGTTCCGACCTTCCTTGGCAAGCCTGTTCGAACCGACGACAATATGGACGCAGTTGCGGCCAACGCTTTCCCGATTGCGTTCGGCAACTTCCAGCGGGCGTATCTGATTGTTGACCGCTTCGGCACCCGCGTTCTGCGCGACCCGTTCACCAACAAGCCCTACGTGCACTTCTACACGACCAAGCGCGTAGGTGGCGGAATCCAGAACTTTGAAGCCCTGAAGCTACTCAAGGTTGCAAGCTAATCCGGTGGGGCGGTGAAAGCCGCCCACCATCACCTTATGAAAGGATGATCCGATGAAGGACATTTATTCTGATCTGGGCATTGTCCAAGACATGGCCCCGGCGGTTCAATCCGCCACTGTGACTGGCTCTGCAATCGACCTGCAAGGCTTCAATTCGGCGCTTGTCGTGATTAACACGGGCGCGATTGTCAGTTCTGGTGACTTCACCACGAAACTGCAAGAAAGCGACACGACGACCTCGGGCGATTTCACGGATGTTGCCGCTGCGGACCTGATCGGTTCGTTCCCGGCAAGTCTTGAAGCCGCCAGCGCGTACAAGGTTGGCTATCGCGGCACCAAGCGCTATCTACGCACGGTTACGACCAAGAACAGCGGCACTTCGATTGCTGCGGGTATCGTGGTCATCAAAGGCCACGCGGACGACGCTCCGGTCGCTTAACATGATGCATCGCCCTGTTCTTTCAGTCGCGCCTGCTGCGGAACCGATCACCCTAGCCGAAGCCAAGGCCCATCTGCGCGTTGATCACGACGACGAAGACACCTTGATCGCGGCTCTGGTTTCGGCGTCTGTGGCGCATCTGGACGGCTGGACGGGCATTCTAGGGCGGTGCGTCATTACGCAAACATGGGTTCAGGCGTTCGATGCTTTTTCGTATCGCCTGCGCCTGCCTTTTCCTGACGTTTCCGAAGTCGTCGTGACCTACACGGACGACGATGACCAAGAGCAAACGGTAAGTGCAACGGACTACACGCTGCTGGAAGACTATTTCGGATCGTATGTCGAGTTTGACAGCGGCTTTTCCCGCCCTTCTGTGGGGCCTGACAGCGCGGGTGTGGTTGTCACGCTAACAGCGGGCTACGGCGATGCTGATGCGGTTCCTGCGGCCCTGAAAGCGGCCATGTTGCTGCACATCGGGACGCTTTACGAATACCGCGAAACGCTTGCGCCAGGTGATGTGAGAACGTCACTGGCATACGAGGCGCTGATTGCGCCATATCGCCGGGTGGGTGTCTGATGACATCCGGCAAATTCCGCGAAAAGATCACGTTCCAACGGCGCGGCTCTGACGGTCAAACCACGCCAAGCGACGCGACAGATGAGTTCGGCAACCCCATTGACGACTACGGCAATTCCGAGGGCGAGTTTGAAGACTTCCTGACGGTCTGGGGTGATGTAATGGAGCGCCTTGGTGGCGAGAAGGTCCGCGCGGGGCTGGTGCAGTCTGAGCAGCTTGCGACGATCCGGGTGCGGCGTTCTACGGCGACCTTGGGCATCACCGAAGCCGACCGGATTATCGCGCGCGGCCAGCCGTGGAACATTCGCAGCATTGCGGAAGTCGGGAATGCCAAGAGAACGCTGGATTTCCTGTGTGAAGGCGGGGTTGCGACGTGAAGAAAACTGGCTTCGACAAGACCCGCAACATGCTGAACAAGATAACGCCGGAAATCGAGGCG